TCCTGAGCCCTCCAAGTTCCCCGCAAGTCTCCAGTGGTAGCTTGGACAAACAAGGAGAAGGCAATGGACGAGGTGGTGTTCTCGGAGAGGAGGTAGGCACTACCTGTGGGGATGGCCGTCCGCTTCAGCCACGCCGAGAAGGTCATGCCTGTCCAACCGACGGCCCTCCAACTGGTGGAGACCAAAAAGGTAGCGTCACTCGTGAACTCGCAGGCGTTGTTGTTCTTCCCTCCTGCGATGTTGCCCATCGAGACATTGGGGGTGAGGTCGTCCGAGCCGCTGGTATCCACCCGGTCGGCTGTCCCGGTCTCCTCCATCTTCCAGTAATTGATGGCCTTAGCAAGGAGATCATGCGCCCAGATCCCCGCACCCGTCGGGAGCAACACGACCTCGAAACGAGTGAACTTCCTCACCTCGCTTGAAGCCTGATAGGAAAGAATCAGGACGTCCACCGTGAACCGCCAATCGCCCATCGTCAGAACAAGCTCGCGTGCATCGGTCGGGATGCCGACGGTCGAGCCCATGCCGCGAAAGATGGCGTGCGATCCCGTGGTCGAGGTGGTATCCCAAAAGCCAGTGATCGTGATTTGCTCAACCGCCCGGCGCCCGGTCATGACGTGCTTGTCCCAAGGGTCTCCGAATTGAGTGGAGTCCGTCGTGCGTGCGGTGATCTGAACGCCGCCCATATCTAGAACGAAGCCATGGATCTCCATCGCCGTTCCACCAGGGGCATCCTCCAGCGTGAGAGCGACGTCGGCCGATCCGTACTTGCCGCTCACGCCGAAAGCTCCTTCTCGATGTCGACGTTCAGCACCCAGGTCGTACGGTTCTTCTCGTCCCGCTCCACCAGCATCACCGGCGGGTGCAGGGGACGGATGTGGTGGTAAAACGCCGAGGTCGTGTCCGTGTCAGTCAGCGTCGTGGCGACCACCTGAGCCAGTCCCTCGAACGCCGTCTGCGCCGTGGCTCGTGGACCGTCGCCGTCGAACTCCGCTCCCCGAAAGATGATCTGGAGCGCGGGCATCTCTCGGTCGATCACGGCCGAGCCGAAGACGAACTCAGACGGCCCACCTCCGCTGTTGTTCACCGTGACGATCACGTCCGGCGTCGCGGGCTGCTGGTCGATGAAGATGTCAGTCCCCCATGCCGTCGCACAGGAGAGCGCAATCAGCTTCGTCCCGACCTCATCTGCCGTAGCCATCAGATCCTGAACGCTCGATTCATTTGCATCCGCCTCGCCACCCGCGCCGGGATGAACGGCCTCGACTCCCGGATCGTGGACTCCAGGAACTTCGCCTGCCCAACCGGATGGAAGACCCCGAGCTTCTCGTGAACGACGAACGCGTACGGCGTAGCCGGTCCCCCGACCTCGATCTTCACGGAAATGTCCCGACCGTTCATCTGCGGGGTCGTGACGTGGGAGGCCCGCAGGGCGCCCGTGTCGACTGGCGTCCTCTGCCGAGACTCCTTCTCTTCGATCAGTGCCTCTTCGTAAAGGGCTCTCAGAGCCTCGTTCGGGACGCGCTGCGCCAGAGCGATCAGCCGTCGCTTCACCGCGAGATCACCGACCACCTTGAACGGCACTACTGTGGCCTCCCGAGAGTCACTTCGTGCATGTACGGCCGACCGGTGGTCGGGTCGATCAGGCCAGCCGTCTCGAGGATCGGTCCGGTCCGGCCGTCCACGAGAACGATCTTGTCGCGCGGGTCGATCGGGCCCTCTCTCTGGTCGGCCGTGTTCACGTCGAGCCCGCTGGGCGGGGCGATGTCTCCGAAGATCGTGAGCTTGGCCAACAGCGGGATCGCCTTCCCGTCGGGCATCTGACGCAGACCCTTCTTGTCTTCGACCAGCCCAATTCGTTTGACGGCCGTGAGGTACTGAGGCTTCCCGTGCCGGTCGTTCCCGGACCACGCATGGTGATACAACTCCACCTGCAAGCTGCTGGTCAGCTTGTCGGCGATGCCCGCCCGCTTCGTCGCGTTCCGGACCAGGGAGTCGAAGCCCATCAGGCCCTCACCGCTCGACGAGTCCCGCGCTTCCGCCCACGCGGAATGCCCCAATCCCGAGGGATCAGGTTCGCCACGAGGTCGGGCACGACCTTCGCCGACACCGACGCCTTGAAGTCGAGCGTCACCGGGCCCGCACGCAGACTCTCCAGGCCCTGCGTCTCAACGTCGCTGTCCGCCGCCCGATCTTCTACGAGCAACTGCCGGGCGAACTCGGCCTGCGCGTCCTTCAGGTCGTCTGGGATCACCGTGCTCGGGATGTAGTACCCGTTCCGGTAGTAGAGCCCCATGCGCGGCCACAGCATCGCCTGCGTCTCGTTGATGACGTTCCCGTTCCAGTCCCACAGGGCGTCCAGGAGCTTCGCCGCCCAGAGCAGTGCCTCGTTCTTGGAGGCGTTGGACGCATCGTCCCACGTCGTCCCAGAGTCGGGACGGTTGTCATGGTACTGGTCCGCCTCCGCTAGCGTGGCATACGTGTTCGCGGAGGCGCCCCCGACCGTTTCCACCAGGGTCGCTGTCGCCATGTCACGGCCTCGGCTGGCCGACCCATAGGAGAACGAGCCCTCCCTTGGCGTTGCCCGCGTTGCTCACGACCAAGTCCAGGGCACCACCGTCGTAGTGGAGAGGAGTGACCACGGCCACAACCGTCGTGGCCGTGGCGCTGAGGTTTGCGCCGGCACCGCCGAGCAGGTCGATCCCGTCGGGGTCGGTCAGCACGACGTCGTAGGACGCCGTGGGAGCGGTTCCGCCGCCGTCTGGGTTGAAGCCCACCTGAACGACGTAGCCCGGGATCACGTCGACGTTGTTCCCGCTGACGTCACCGCCGGCGTCCGAGAGCCAGTCCAGCGTGTACTTCACCAGACCGTTTCCCACGGAAGCGTTCGTCACCGTCAGGGTACCGGGCATCCCTTACTCCTCTGCGAGCTCGGCCCGCTTCGCCTCGATCGCGTCGAGGACTCCCTTGCGGACCTTGCCGGCGGTCTCCTCGGCCAGCAGAGCGTCCAGCTCCTCGACCGTCTCGACCTCGTCGACGGTCTCTCTCGCCCCGCCAACGGTCATGTCCGCCAGGCCATACTCGCCCGGAGCGTCGACAGCCTCGGGCTTCTTCTCGGCGGCCTTCGCGTTCGCGAGCGTGTACTCCGCCTCGTTGAAATCGGCCTTGCCGATGATGCAACGGGCTCCGTCGGACTTGCGGATCACGGAAACGGTCGGAATCAAAACCACTGATGCACCTCCTGGTGCGAAGTTGGCCGGGGAGTGATCCCCGGCCCTTGGATCAGTCGCCGAGGACCACGTAGCCGACGGTGTCCGTGTCGGTCGCAGCGATCAGCGTGGTGTCACTGGCCCCGGTGGGCTTCCAAGCGTAGATGTTCAGAGTCCCACCGGACGTGGTGTAGGTCAGCGTGCTCGCCGTCAGACCCGGGGCAGCGGACCCCTGCATCGTCAGCGTGACGCCGGAGATGGCGCTGAGCCCGGTCACTACGACCGTCGGGTTCGTGCCATCGAGAGCAACCTCTCCCACCACGATCTTGACGTCGTGGCCGAGAGACTGTGCGTAGATCTTCTGCGCCATAAGCTAGCCCCTCCTCAGAGCTTTGCGGTCAGGGGGCGAGCCGAAGCCCGCCCCCAGGCCCTTTGGTTGGAACTACCCGGCGATGCGGCCGCCGAACTCCTTGCGGATCACCTGGTCGCCGTACAGGATGTCGTACGCGAACCGGGTCCGCTTGTAGCCGCGCGACACCTCCAGCCGAAGCGCGAGCTGCGACTCGGGGTCGACCGCCGACCGGTAGTAGCCGATGCCGACCGGGTCCGCTCCGGCGAACGGCCGGTTGACGAACGCGATCGCGTCTCGGTGGAACGCCAGGTTGACGACGTGGCTCGCCCGCAGGGTGATCGCCGTGGTGTCCGGAACGGCCGTCTGGAGCCCCGGCTCGAAGGCGATGGAGCCGGTCGAGACGTCCGCGTTGGCGGCGGTGATGACGTAGGTCTGGGAGTGGTCCGCGAACGAGATGATGTCGCCCACGACCAGCGTTCCGGTACCGGTGTCCGTGGCGATGGTCTTGGCCCCGAGCACGCCCAGAGCGGCGGCGAGAGTCCCGGATGCGGTCCCGGCCGTGTGGGTCGGGATGTTCTGGTCGACGTACCAGTCCGCACCGAGCTTGCGACCGATCTCACCCTCTCGGATGCCGTCCGTCTCCGCTCGCCAGGAAGCGTCCTGGAACGCCCGCAGGCCGACCGCGTTCGCCTCGGCGTCCACGTCCAGCACGACGGAGCGCGGCCTCTTGGGGGTGAGGTTGGTCGAACTGCCCAGGGCGGCTCGCACCGTCAGCCATGCGGAGGCGTCGGACGCGAACGGCGCTGTGCCGGCGGTCCCTCCGTAGGCCCAGAACGCGGTGTAGTTCGCCAGGATGGCGTTGTCCACGTTGTTCGCGAGAGCCTTGATGGCCTCGCTGGCCTCCATCGGGATGTGGCCGGACATCGCCTCCAGCATGTCCTTGTCGGACATCATGAAAGCGGCCTCGTACCACTGGGACAGCGCCACCGAAACCTTGGTGGGCACCGAACCGGTGTCGTCGGGCAGGGTCACGTCGTGCGTCACCGCGCTCGCCGTGATGGCGGACGGGATCGGCACGTCGATCGTGTCGCCCTGGCTCCCGGCGGTCACTTCGTAGGCCCGGTTCACGAGCCTCGGCATGATCGCGTTCTCGCGCAGAGCCAGCAATCCCTGGGCAAGCAGCTTGGGGATCACTTCGGTCAGTGTGTTGGAATTCGCCATCGAGTGGCCTCCTTCAAGTTAACGTCAGTTCTTGAAATCGGCCCCTCGGGGGCTCAGGCTTCCGCTCCTCGGGAGCGTGACCTTTAGGCGGCTGAGAAGCGCCCGCCCGCGCCTTGCGGCTTTACTCTACGTTCCGCATGTGCGGCGGAGACGTGACCGACATCTTGCCGTCTGCGATGTCTTGCAGATTGCGACCGAACTCCAACGGGTCGTCACTCGTCAACGTCTTGGCTGGCGCGGGCGGTCCCCCTCCAGGGTTTCCGTTCGCTCCAGCCCCGCCACTCGGCTTGAAGAGGTGCGGCGCGGTGGCGTTGAGATCGCTCGACCACTCGGTGATCGTGATCGCTTCGCCGGTCTTCTTCGAGATCATCGGGGCATCGCCGTTCCGCGCGACCGGCTTGCCGTCCACCATCTTCCAAACCTTCATGCTGCGGAACAGGTAGTCGTCGACCGCGTGCTCCGCGACGCCGGACTTCATGGCCGCTGTAGTCAGGATGCCCTCCAGGGCCTTGTTCTGTCCGTCCTGGATCGCCTGGAGCCGATCCTTCTCCGACTGCTCCATCTTCGTCTTCAGCTCGTGCGTCAACTCATGCATCGGCTTCAGACCGTCGTCGATGCCCTTCTGGATCCGGGCCGCGATGTCGTCGGGGGTGTTCATGCCGTCCTTTGTCAGCTCCGCAACCTTCGCCTTCAGCGTCAGGTACTCGGCGGGGTTGACTCCATCGAACGTCGCGAGCTTGGCGACGGCGGCGTCCACCTTCGCCTTCAGCTCGCGGTTGTTGTTGCGGAACTCGTCCAGCTTGTCCAGCTTCTCGTTCGCTTCCGCGAGCTTGGCGGCGGAGACCAATCCGGGCACTTCACCGTCGATCGACAGGACGAACTTCCCGTCTTCCCGCTTCGCGTACTCGGCCTGGATTCCCTCGGGGATTCCATCCAGAGTGTCGAGGATCGCCTTCATCGCCATTCTTGGCTCCTAACTCTAGGGACTCGAACTCGATTCGTCAACGCAATTCTTATACCGCACCACAATGGTGCCAGTCAATCACGCTTCCGCCCGGAGCCCGATCGGCCCGGGAATAATGCCCACCGTGCACCGGCACAGAGTGTGCGCTGGAGGCTCGAGCCCGCCATCGAAGGTCCGGTTGATCTCGGTCTGGGCTCCATCCAACGGGGCGCAGATGGGACAGAGCCGGTCGTCCGGAGTGACGATCCACTCCTTCTTCGCCAGCCTACCGATCAGCCCCTTCTTCTGCGCCTGTCGCCACGAGATCACCGCGCCCTTGTTCAACGCCAGCATCGTCTCGGTCCGGGCGATCGCCACGGCCCGGCCCTTGAGCTTCCGCCTCGACAGCCGCGCCGCCAGCAGGTCCGCCCGGTCGACCCCGGTGCCGGCGTTGATGAGCGACTCGCGGTAGTTCATCACCGCCTGAGCGTCAGACGACGCAAGGCCCACGATGTTGGCGATCGCCCGAGCCGCCTCGTACGGCGGGATTCCCTCGTTGATAGCCCGGACGATGGCCAGCCGCAGGGCCTTCTTCGTCTCCTTCGCGATCCCGGCCATCCGGACCAAACCGTGCTGCTGGGCAGCCGCCTGAGCCGCCAGGTTCTTCCCGTCGAAGTGGAAGTCGATCACTGCCCGAACTGTCGTCTTCGGCATTGCGGCCCCTAAGCGGTTGATGTGATTGAAGTTACGGGCGCCTTAGATTCTCCCGTGGCGCCACGTAGCGACCAGGGCAATAGGGTTGTATGGGGGCCTCCCGGGAAAGCGCTTGTGAGGCCTGTGGCGAAGCCGTTTTAGAAGCCATCGCTCAGGTACCGCCAGTACAGCGGCCTCCGCCTCTGGAGAACCTCGACGCAGTCCGCCCCTCCGCGCTTGTACTTCTGGCAGACGATCGGTCTCTTCGCGTAGATCGAGCACTGGCCTTCGTCGGTGAGCTTGGTGCATTTGCACTCGAACCGCAGGAGGTTGCCCTCTTCCTCCGTCGCGTGGAGAGCGAACCATTTGGACACGTCATCCCCGGGCCGCTGAGCCGCCGGACCCACCGGGATGAAGAACTCCTCGCAGCAAGCCCCCCGACACGTCTCGCAGTCAGGCTGCTTCATTTGTGGGGCCTTCTGGGAGTGGGGCTGGCCCGGCTCCTCCGGTGTAGGGGCAGGTCCGCCACTGATCAGCAGATGGGCAGGCACAGTCATAAACATGCTCCTTGTGAACGACGCACCACCAGTCGTCGCAGCTATCGCACCGGATCCACGCCGGCCTCATCGAATGCTCACCTTCAGCGCGATCGCTCCGGTCCGTCCGCCGGCCAGGACGGTGTCCTCGACGATCTTGGACGCCGGCAGGAGCGAGTCCACTACGAACGCGAGCTCCAACGCCCGTTCCGCCCGCTTCACGTCCTTCGCCTCGATCGCCATTGCCAAGCTGTTGATCAGCACCTCGTCGCGCCACTTCTGCATCGCGCGGACCACAGAACGGAACAGCCTCGGTTCCACGCTGGCCGCTTTCTTGTGGATCGCCAGGTATTCATGTGGCTGGCGCATCGGGCTCCTTCTTCTTCAGCTCAGCCAGGACCATCGAGGTTGCGGCGTTCAGATCGACCGACAGCGCCTCCATTGTCAGCAGGACCGTGTGGCCGAGGAACCAGAGCGCCAGCTCCGGGTCCTTGTGCTCCTTACATGCGCCAGTGAGACGCGCTCGGGCGATCGCGGAGTCCAGCATCTTCTCGACGATCCGCCATCGCCTTCGCAGGACGCGTCGCCGCTGCCTGTTTCCGAAGTGGCCGTGGTACTGATGCCCTTCGGGCAAGGCGCGATCGCGTCTCGGCTTCTCGGTGACCGGCTCGAGTCTCCCTAAACTCCCACCAAAACGCATGCCAGAACACCCTCCATTTCTCCCAGATCGTCATGCTGTCAGCGAGGCCCAGATCCGGAGGACGTGGTAGCCGTCGTTCGGGAAGGTCACCACTCCTGCGGCAGTCGTGATCTCGTACTCCATCCGGTGCTCAGCCACGCCCGGGTTCACCGGAGGCGTGGGGCCGGCGACGAGATTCCCGGCGTCCCAGTCGGTCGTCAGCCACGCGTACTTCACCGTCCCGGCCGTGGCGAGCCCGACCAGCGAGAGGTTGCGGGTCAGCACCGTGCCGTCGGACAGAGTGATCCTGAGCACCATCGCCGTCTGCCCAGTCAGGTCGAACACGACGCCGTCTGGATCCTTCAGGACCACTTGGAGAACGGGGAGTGTGTTGCCCTCCTTGAGCAAGAAAATGTCTTCGGGTTCCGCCATGGCTACCTCGGGATGGTCGGCATATCAATCCACTGGTCTCGCGGCCGGCCCTGGACGTCTTCGCCGGCGAGCACGCGAACCATCACGTTTCCGAAGCCGCCGTAGCTCCAGCCCTTGTGCACGAACGAGTCGAACTCGCGGGCCACGAAGCACACCGCGTTCTTGTCGTTGGCTGTCGGCCCTTCTACAACGACTTCGATCTCCCAGTTGTTCTGGACCTTGCTGACTCGGAGCTTCGCTGCGGAGCCCCAGAGCTTGGTGATCCACCGGGCCATGTTGGACTCCACGTCCTTTTTCGGGACGTGCCTGCCCACCTCGTAGACGATGAACGTCCACAGCGACCACCGTTGATTCTGGGAGTTGGGGTCCACTAGACCCCGCTGCCACCGATCCCGGTCGTTGCCCCCAGCGGCAGGCTCGACTGCGCTGTGGCTGCTGCGATCGCCACCGTCTCCTGGCCCCTGGCGAAGAAGTGCGCCTTGATCGGCTTCGTCCGGTGCGCCGGATCCTTCCAGCAGGTGAAGCACGTCGGGAACGCTCTCCACGGCTCCGAGTTGTCCTTCCTCGTCACAGCCACGTACGGGTGCTTGGGGGCGGGGGCTCCGCAACCCAGGCACTTCTCGTTCTCGATCACAGCCATACCGGCCTCCTTCTGCCCTCCTGGGCAAACTCCTAGATGGCGAACCACCCCGAAGCGTTCACGGTCACGTTGATGTCGCCGGAGTTGGGCGTCACCGGCATTCCGGTCATGCCGGTATCGTAGAACGCGATCAGCCGATCGTTCGTGAGCGTATCGTCCCACAGGACGATCGCCTCGCTCACGTCACCGGACACCGCTGTCCAGGTGAAGTCGGCCGTGTCGAACACGCCGAGCGCCACGGTGGGCGAGCCCAGAGTACCCGACGCCGCGACCTTCGAGGCGGCCGGAACGTCCAGGGCGCCACCGCTGTACTCGTCGTGAGCGGCGCTGTAGGTGTAGTCCGCGCTGTCGATCAGCGTGGCCGAGATGACGTCCGTGTCAAGGTCGAAAGCGGTGTTGCCGAGGATGCCTTCCTTGAACGTGTCGTAAAGTGCATTCGCCATGCGACTTGCTCCTTTCTCAACTACTCTTGCCTTCAGTAGCCGAGTCCACGAGAACCGCCTTCGTTGCCGAGGACGGCAGTGTTGCCTTGGTGTCCGACGCCGCGAGCATTCCGCTCGTAGCCGACGCCGGTAGGGTGACGCTCATCGAGGAACCATCCAGGCACGCCGCAACTGCCGGATCTCCCGGTGCGGCGTTGAGGATAGCACCCCGAATGACGATCGGCGCGTACAGAACGGCAGTGCTCGGGATGTGAGCACCCGTGGCTGCGACCGCCCCGATCGTTACGGACGGGGCGTACAAGGCGGCGGTCGACGCGATCGACGGCAAGCCGATGGTCGGGGTTACCGTCGGCGCATAGACGGCCGCTGTCGAGGAGATGAACGCCCCAGTAGCCGCAACTGGCTGAGGCGAAACGGTCGGAGCGTACAGCGCCACCGTCGAGGCGATCGAGGCCCCGGTGACCGAAACCGGCTGCGGGGCCACGGTCGGAGCGTACAGAGTCACCGTGGACGCGACATGCCCGCCGGTCGCCGCGTAGATCGGGCTGACGCTCGGAGCGTAGAGCGTGGCCGTACTCGCGATCGTCCCTCCAGTGATCGAGACCGCTTGCGGCAGGACCGTGGGGGCGTACAGGGCCGCCGTGGAAGCCACGGTGCCGCCCGTGATCGTGGTCGCGCCGAGCTGCACCAGCGGCACGTAGAGCGTTGCCGTGCTGCTGATGTGGGCGGCGACCACCGCAACCGGCTGAGGCGTCACGGCGGGTGCGTACAGCGCGGCCGTCGATGAGACGTGAGCGCCCGCGACGATCTGGACAACGGTCGGGGCGTAGACGACCGAAGTGCTGGCGATCGCCGGCAGAGCCACCGTCACCGGCTGCGGCAGGACCGTCGGGGCAAACAGCCCCGACGCCGAGGCCACCGTGGCTCCCTGGACGGCATACGCGACCGACGGGGCGAACAGCGTCGACGTCGAGCCGACAGTGGCTCCCTGGACCACGTACTCGACCGTAGGCCCGTACAACACCGCTGTGCTGGCGACCGTCCCTCCGGTGATCCCGATGGCCTGCGGCACCACCGTCGGAGCGTAAAGAGCGGCCGTCGAGCTGATGAACTCGGTCGCGATCCCGAGGCCGTTGATGACCGTCGGCCCGTACAGCGCCACCGTGCTTGAGATATGGGCACCCGTGACCTCGACGGCCTGCGGAAGCACCGTCGGGGCGTAGAGGGTCGCGGTGCTCGCGATCGTCGCGCCGAGGACGGTCTGCTCCACAGCCGGCGCGTACAGCGTGGCCGTGGAGGCAATGTGGGCCGTCTCGACGACGTATGCGACTTCCGGGGCGTAGAGGACCGCCGTGGAGCTGACGTGGACTCCCAGGACCGCCTGGACGACGCTGGGCGCATAGAGCGCAGCCGTCGAGCTCACATGAGCGCCGGTGACGCCGACCGTCCCCACGTCGATCGTCGGGGCATAGAGCGCGGTTGTGCTGGCAACCGTCCCGGCCGTGATCGGCTGGCCCTGGAGAATCGTCGGAGCGTACAGCGCCGCCGTCGAGCTGATGGCGGACGTGGTGACCGCGACGCCCTGCGGGACGGCCGTCGGCGCATAGAGCGTCGCCGTGCTCGCCAGGAGCGGCAGCGTCACCGTCACAGCTCCAGGAACAACCGTCGGGACGTAGAGGGCAGATCCGGCGGCGATCGTCGCGCCCGTGACCGGCGCTCCACCGGCGGCCACCGTGGGAGCGTAGAGCGTCGCGGTGCTCCCGATCGTGGCCCCAACGACCTCGTACTCTACGCTCGGCGCGTACAGCGTTGCGCCGCTGGCGATGTGCGACGTCGAGACCCCGTAGGCCACCGTCGGGGCAAAGAGCGTGGCACCGCTGGCGATCGTTGCTCCCGCGACAACGTGGGTCACCGCCAGGGCGAACATCGCTGCCGTGCTGGCGATGTGGGCTCCGACCACGGACACTGCGCCCGTAGCGACGGACGGCTCCGTCAGCGCCGCCGTGCTCGCGATGTGAGCGCCAGTGACCGTCACCGCCTGCGGGACGACCGTGGGTGCGTAGAGCGTTGCCGTCGAAGCCACGGTGGCTCCCTGGACGGCCGTGAGCGGCGTGACGGTCGGAGCGTATAGCGTAGCGGTCGAGGCCACGGTGCCGGCCGTGATCCCTACGACCGTCGAGATCGTCGGCGCGTAGAGCGCTGCCGTGCTTGCGATGGTGCCGCCCGTGACCGGCGTTCCGCTGCTGATGGTGTACTTGGGCACCACGGTGTAGGTGTCCAGGACCGTGCCCGCCCTGGTCACCCGGAAGTGGTAGGTTTCCCCGTCCTCTGCTGCGGCGTTGGCCTCGATGGACCAGGCCACCTCGGTGAAGCCGCCGATGCCCAGGGTCACGCTGTCGTGGGGATTCTCATCGTCCGCGATGCGGCCGGCGTCGAAGTCCCCGGCGGCCGCGCCCGTGGATATCGACAGCCGCCTGGTGGTGTTCTCGCCACTGGCCGCGATGCTGGCGCTGGCCGACAGGCTGAAGGGCAGGGCGGCGCGGTGGACGGTGACGGGGAAGGCTGTGGCTTGCAGCTCCGCGCTGTCGTTGGTCACCCACAGCCACAGCGGCCCAGGCGTCAGGGTGGAGCGCACCGCCGTGATGGTGATGCTGGTGTCCCCCCAGGCCGTCACCGTCTGGGCCACCTTCGTGCCGGTGGCATAGACGGCGTTGTCGCTCAGCTCCACCTTGCCCGTGCCCTGGGTGGCTTCGAAGGTGGTGCCGGTGATGACCACGCCTGTCTGGCCGTCGTAGATGTCCTCGTCGGTGTCCACGTCGGTGACGGTCGGGCCGGCGGGCGGGGCGATGGCGATTTGGACGGTGCAGGAACCGTCGGAGACGCTGGACGTGACGACGGCGTCCACTGAGCCGCCCGCGCTGGCGATGTCCTTCTGGCCGAAGCAGCCGCTGCCGTCTGTGCTGGTCGTTCCAGCTGCCTGCTCGTCCGTCTCCGACCAGCCGGTACCTGAGACGCTGAAGGGGTCGCCGTCTCCACCGTCGAAGGCCAGCAGGTAGATGCCCAGGCAGTCGGCCACCGTGGTCGTGACTTCGTCGATTGTGTGGGAGCTGGAGCTGCTGGTCGAGACTTTCGGAGTGCCGGTGACGTTGATTGGGCTCGTCTGGTCTACGCCGGTTATGCGGAGGTACCAGCCGTAGCAGTTGGCGGACGACGCCGACGTGGGGGTAGCGGTCGCGCCTTCCGTCCCGTCCGCGATGCGCCAATAGACTCCGATGTGGGCGTCTGAAATGTCGTCGCCGGCGCTTACGATGCGGGTCCAGCCGCTGAGGGTGTTCCAGGAAGACGTGGCGTTGTTGCTGTCGTTGCCGACCAGCAGCACCAGCAGATCCCCGACCGCTACACTGCCGGGCTTGGTCAGCGCGATGGAGGTGACGGAGCTTGAGCCGCTGGAGTTGCTAGTCCATCCGGCGATGACAGGAACGGCCATCTACGTCACCTTCCGGTAGGTGGCGTCCCCGTCCCGGGCGTCCTTCACCTCCAGCTGGTAGGTGGCCGCCACCCCCGCCGCGTCGTCGGTCTCCTCGACCGTCACCCGCAGCTGCTTGGTCACCTCCTTGGCGTCGGTGAGAGTCGCGTCCTCGGCTGCGGCGGCCACGCTGCCGGACTCGCTGCCGTCGTCGTACCAGCGGAAATGGTCCTGGTCCAGGGCCGCGACGGCGCTGGCCTCGTAGTTGATCGCGATGCAGGACATAACGACCTTGTCGTTAATCGCAGCAAACGCGATGTTCGTGGTGGTTGCGCTACCAGCCTGATGCCCGCCTGCAAAGCCGTCACCTGATGAGGTGGCGTCATTGTCGAAGTCCTCCGTGCCGGCGGTCGGCCCGGCAACGGTCGTGCCCCCGGTCTCCTCGAAACAGACTCCGAAGCAGTAATCATTCACGTCCGTGGTCAGGTCGGCGTTGGGCGTGGCAGTGGTTCCAGTGAAGGCGTTGCCGTCGCTGACGGGGGTGGACTGGTTGACTTCGCTCAGCGCCCAGGCGATGCCCCCACCCCATTCGCCTGAAGCCTTAGACCCGGAGAAGGTGATGAGAATATCGAAGGTCCCGGTGGGCGGATTCGCCAGCCCGTAGAACCCGACGCGGCCATCATCCGGCCCGACGATGGCGTCAGTGTCTACGATAGCCGCGAGCGTCGTCTCGTCTCCACCGCCGGGATCCAGCACCACGCTGGTGAATGTCTTGGTGCCGTCCCCGGTGTTCAGCATGCCCGCGCCAACAAGCAGGTACCGATTCAGCCCGCTGATGACGATGCCAGAAATGGTCTCGCTGGTGCCGCTGTTTTCGGAGCCGCCTATCTTGCTGTCTTCGATTGTGCTGAGAGGCATTGCCTACTTACCCCTGACGACTGGTGCCGCGCTCGGTTCCAGCGTCGCGACGAAGCGGGCATCGGGCGGTGTGGACAATTTGCCGGGCACGTCCTCGTCCGCGATCAAATCGAACTTGTCGGCCCCGATCAGGTCGCGGGTGATGATCTCGCTGGCGGCCGCAACGTCGTGCTTCTCATTGCCGACCACGCGGATGTCAGAAACACGGACAGCTCTCTTCCCGTCCGTGTTGTCCACTCGGACGCTTTCCACCTTGCCGTTGGCGTCGTTGTAGACGAAGTAGAGTTTGGCCGAGCCGACCTGCGCGTAGAGGAAATTCTGCAGAGCCACGGGCTACTCCTCGCCTCCCTCGTCGTCGTCCTCGGGCCTCTTCTTCTTCTTCTTCCCGAAGGCCCCCTCATCCTTGGGCTTCTCGGTCCTCAGGGCCTCCATCTTGGCATTGGC